TTGCGGCGTCAAACCGCAAGGAACGCACGGGCACCGTTACGCGGTCGGTTGGCGTGCTTCCGGTTATCGGCGTCGTGAGTCAACGAATGGACCTCTTCATGGAGTTCTCGGGCGGCGTCTCGACGGAGCGACTCGGGCGCGAGTTCGACGCGATGGTCAACGATGAGTCGGTCGGGTCGATCATCCTGGACATCGACAGCCCTGGCGGAAACTACGCGGGAACGCCGGAGATTGCGAACAAGATATTCTCGGCACGCGGCAAAAAGCCAATCGTCGCACAGGTGAATAGTATGGCCGGCTCGGCGGCGTTCTGGATTGCGGCGGCGTGTGACTCCATCGTTGTCACGCCAAGCGGCGACATTGGCTCGCACGGCGTGCTTGCGGTCCATTACGACCGATCGACGGAGAACGAGCTAGTCGGAGTCAAGCCAACCTACATCCACTACGGCAAGTACAAGGTGGAGGGCAACGCCGACGAACCGCTCTCGGACGAAGCCCGGTCGGAGATTCAACGCCGGGTCGATAAGGCCGGCGAACTGTTCACGACTGACCTCGCCCGATTCCGTGGCCTGACGAAGGCAGTCGTCCGTGACCGCTTCGGCCAAGGCCGCATGTTCGGCGGCCGCGAAGCCATGGAACGCGGCATGGCGGATCGGGAGGGAACATTGGAAGAGACTATCTCGCGGCTCGCTGAAGGAAAGCAAATCGCGACGAACCGGAGACGGAAGGCGGAAGCCTACGGGCGTCGCCTCAATCTCCGAAAGTGACCAACGAATAAGGCACGCTGCGGCGGCCTGATGCGTTGTACGTTTTGTACGTTTATCGACAGCTTCGATGCTCCACGCTGCGGCGGTTGCACGGTGCAAACCATCAACCATAGGAGCATCGCAAATGAATAAGCGATTGCAAAAACTGGAGGATCGAAAGGCCGCGCTTGTCAAGCAAAGCGAGTCGATCCTGGAGGCAGCGGCGAAGGACGATCGGGACTACACAGCCGAAGAGCAAACCACGCTCGACGCCAACGAGAAGGAGCTCGAAACCGTCGCCGGCAACATCAAGCGGGAACTGGCCCTCTCGGGATTCTCGAAGCCGTCGATGGCGTGGGAAGACACCGAAGATACTGTTTCTCGGGTGTCGATCACCAATCCGAAGCCGGCTTTCGAGGACGATCCCAATAAGGGATTCAAAAGCCCTCGCGAGTTCTTTTCGTCGATCATGTCGGCGACGGAGAACGGCGGCACGGACGATGCCCGGCTGAAGTTCCTTTCGGGTCGAAAGAACGGCTTCCAGGCGGCGGCCGGATCGGACGAACAGGGGACGTACTCCGACCCTTACGGCGGATTCCTCGTCCCGGTCGGCTTCATGCCGAATCTCTTGTCGGTGCAAGCCGAGGCCGACCCGACGGCGGGCCGAACCACGCAGATTCCGATGAGTGCGCCGAGCGTCGAGATTCCGGCGCGAACGGACAAGACGCATAAGACCAGCGTATCCGGTGGATTGCGCGTCTATCGTCGCAGCGAGACGCAAACCGTCACTGCGTCCCGCATGTCCACGGAGCAGGTGAAGCTGACCGCCCACCCGCTGATGGGCGTGACCTACGCGACCGAAGAGCTTCTGACGGATTCCGTCGTCTCGTTCGTCGCCCTTCTCGAAGCCGGTTTCCGCGATGAGTTCGCGGCCAAGATCATCGGCGAGAAGATCAGCGGCACCGGCGTCGGCGAGATGGAGGGCGTGCTTACCAGCCCGGCCCTCGTGTCCGTCACCGCCGAAACGACGCAAGACGCCGACAGCATCGTGTACGAAAACATCATCAAGATGCGTTCGCGATGCTGGAACTACCAGAACGCCGTCTGGATGTACAACCACGACTGCCTGCCGCAACTAATGCAGTTGGTCATGGTCATCGGCACCAGCGGCGTCCCGATGTGGCAGGCTTCGGCCCGCGAAGGCGAGCCGGACATGCTGCTGGGCCGTCCCGCGTTCCCGACGGAGTACTGCAAGACCGTCGGTGACCAGGGCGACATTATCCTCGGCAACTGGTCGCAATACCTGGAGGGCACTTACCAGCCGCTCCAGTCGGCGGAGTCGATGCACGTTCGATTCCTGTACAACGAGCGGACGTTCCGCTTCACGATGCGCAACGACGGCCGCTGCTGGTGGCGTTCGGCGCTCACCCCGAAGAACTCGTCAACCACGTTGAGCCCGTTCGTCGTGCTCGACGCGCGTGCGTAATCCACAACCCACTCTCGAAAGGAAAATACCACTATGGTAACTGCTTTGGCTACCGAGAAGCTCTTCGCAAACGCTTGCATCGAGAGCTTCATCCACATGCCGGACAACGGCACGACGGAGCAATCCGTCAAGGCCGGAACGACCACGGCCACTTGGCGCGACCTTCGTGACTACGAGGGCTTCGCTGTTATCGCCGTTCAAGGCGTCAAGGGCGGAAACGGCATGATCGAGCTTTCGATCTATGCCGCCGAGGACACCACCCCGACGAACGCGACGGAGATCAAGACCACGGGCGTTGTCGCGTGCGACGCAATTGGTGATTACGTCGTGCTTGAGGTGTCGGCCGAAGAGATTGCACAGATCGGTGCGGCGGCCGGACTCGACCTCCGCTACGTCTGCGCCTACATCGACTCGCACCATGACGACGACGAGCAGGGCGTGACCTACATCCGTTACGGATGCAAGCGCCCGACCACCGGCCTGACGGCCAATGCGATTGCGTAACCAACAAACCGTAACGGCCGGCGGGTCGGATGACCCGGCCCGTCGGCCCACACTTACGAAGGAGCTTCTATCATGGCAGTGAAATCTGCATTCTACTATCGACGCGGAGCCGGCGGCAAAGTCGCCATTGAAGACCAGTCGGTTTCGACGGGAAACCGATACTGGGTCCACTCGGGGACCGGAACCGACGGCACGGCCTACGGGTTCACGCCCGACAAGCCGTTCAAGACCATCGACTACGCCATCGGAAAATGCACGGCCAGCAAGGGCGACATTATTTTCGTCATGCCGGGTCATGCCGAGAATCTCGCGACGGCCACGGCAATCAACTGCGACGTGGCTGGCGTGACGATCCAGGGTATCGGAAGCGGAAGCCTGATTCCGACGGTTTCCTTCACGGCCCTGGCCGGGTCAATCACCATCGGCGCGGCCAATGTCACGCTTCGCAATCTGCGACTTGTAGCGAACGCGACCGATGGAGTCACGACGGGCCTGACCGTTGCGGCGGCCGGAGACGGCTTGACGCTTGACGGCGTGCAATTCCGCGACACGGCGATCACGAAGGAGTTCTTGATTCACGTTTCGGTAGCTACGACCGTCACGGATATGCTTGTCAAGAACTGCTCGTTCGTTGGCTTGACTGGCGGGTCCATGACGAACTCGATCCTGTTCGCAGGCACGTCCACCGATTGCGTCATCGAAGATAGCTATTTCTTCGTTGATTCCTCGGATAGCGTAATCGACCACCTTGCCGGCGCAAGCGTCAATCTCGTGGTCCGTCGCAACGTGGTAATCAACGCCGACACTGGCGCTGCTGGCTACTGCGTGCAGAACAAGTCGGACGGCACGGGCGTCGTTCATGACAACCGCTTTGCCTACAACAAGGTGGACGCGGAAATCAGCGTCGGTGCTGCGACCTGGTGGTTCAACAACTACGCGAGCAACACCATCGCTGAATCGGGCTTGCTCGACCCGGCGACCACTCACGCGATTCCGTAACGTCAAACAAGAGGTACTGTCATGGCCAACACACTCGTTACCGCGCCGACCGTCCCCGTTGTGTCGTCAGCGGATGCGAAGCTATTTCTTCGCGTCGATGCCGCGACGGAGGACGACCTGATTGCGGCCATCGTGTCGGTGGCGACCGAGTACGGTCAGCAGTACCTCGACCAGCAGTTCATCACGGCGACCCGGCGGGAAGAACTCGAAAGCTTCCCGTCGGGCGGCGTGATTATCCTGCCCTACGCTCCACTGCTGACCGTAACCAGTATCACCTACTACGACATCGGCAACACGCTGCGAACATGGTCCACGGATGAGTACAGCGTGGATATTGTGAGCAAGCCGGGTCGCGTGCTGTTGAATCACGGTTACACCTGGCCGAGCACGTACACGCGGGCCGATGCGGTCAAGATTCTCTATACGTGCGGCTACGGCGATGCGGCGGCAAACGTGCCAACGAACATCGTCCACGCCGTCAAGATGCTGATTCACGAATACTACACACACAGGGAGGCCAAGGGCAATGGTACTACAGCCGCAGATACTTTGTTCAACCTGTCGAGCCATGGGTACTTCCAATGAACGCCGGACTATTGAAAGAGCGAGTCGCGATCTTGCAAGCCGCCGAGGGGAACTCCTACGGCGAATATACGGCGTCGTGGTCAACGACGGATACCGTCTGGGCGCAAGTGCTCCCGGCTGGAAGCCGCGAGGTCTATAGGCAATCGCAAGTGACGGGTGAGTTGTCTTACGTTGTGCGTATTCGATACCGATCGGACATGACCGCGAAAGATCGACTTACCTGGGGAACGAAAACGCTGCAAATCACCGGTACGCCGTTCGAGGAATGGATCGAAGGAACGCGGCTGTTGAACTGCCCGTGCGTGGAGGTTGATTCGTGAAAAACTCCGCGATGATGAAGATGACCGGGCACGTCGAACTGGAGCGGCTATTCCGTTCGTTTCCGAAGGAAGCCATGTCGAACAAGATTGCAATGGTCGCACTCGACGCGGGCGCGGGCGTTATCAAAGCACAGGCGGCATCGAACGCGAGCAAGATCAAAGACACCGGGCTGCTGTCAAAGTCGATCAAGGTGCGGAAGGCGAAGAAAAAGGGGGCCACGACGCGGCTAGTCGTCATTGGGCCGACGCATATGAAGCGAGCGTTTCGTCGCACGAAAAGTGGCAAGCTGCGCGGCGTCGCGATGAAGCGGGTAAAGGAAGAGCGAGCGAAGGGCACGAAGATCACATTCATGGACCCAGGCAACTACGCCCACCTTGTCGAGTTCGGCACCGACCCGCACATCATCCGACCTAAGAACAAAAAGGCGATAACCGTCGGCGGCGAGGGCGGCGTACTGAGAAAGCTGGCCCTTCACCCGGGCACCGACCCGAACCCATTCATGCGGCCCGCGTTCGACGCGAAGAAAGAGCAAGCCGCGAAGAAAACGGCCGACAAGCTCAACGCATTGCTGATTGCCCACGCGAGAGGGCTGCTAAAACGGAGGCGTGCGAAATGACCATCGACGAAGCACTCTACGAAAAGATCGTATCGCTCGGCGAAGTAACGGCCCGCGTGCAAAGCCGCGTGTTCGCTCGTTGGCGGTCGCAACTGTCCGCGCTTCCGGCCATGACGTTCTTTCGAGTCGATACCACGATTTCGCAAAGCTCGAAAGGCCGGACCAAGACGGAGCGGGCGCGGTTCCAGATCGACATATTCGCAACGAGCCACCGACAAGCCCGGGCGATTGCGGATGCACTCAAGACGGGACTCGACGGCTGGACGCACGCGAGCGACCCGGCCATCAGCTATTGCGGATTGGACAGCGAGCAGGACTTAAGCGAGGACACGGGCGACGGGAGCGAGGCCCCGACGGCTCGCATCACGCAAGATTGGATTCTTTGGTACAGCGTCGGATAGGGTCATTCCCGACAAGGCCGGGGCGCACAACCGGCCTTCCGACGTTTTGACAGTGTGCAAACAACGTGAGTGCGGCGTCATGGAAACGAAACATGGCAGACGACGGATTCAATGGGTCCAAGATCAAGATCGGCGAGGCCGATCAAGTGCCGCTTCGGGACATTGAGTACAGCTCGGAAGCGGCGAAGGTAGACATCTCGGGCGCGGCCGACACGTACAAAACCTACGTTGCCGGCATTCCCGACAACACGATCACGTTCACCGTGGTTGGCAGAACGACGGTGGAGATAGGCGACACCGAGACATTCACGATTACGTGGAACGACGGCACGACCGACGTGCTGACCGACGGCATTGTCGTCGGCGTCTCGGCAACCGGCTCGCTTGACGGCGAGATTACAAGCAGCATCACGGTCGCCACTACCACGGCCCCCGCATAACGAAAGGAGACTCAACCCATGGCAGATGTTGGATTCAATGGCTCAACCGTCACATTCAATGGCGCGCAGATTCCGCTTCGCGACATCGACGTGAGCCACGACGCGGCCAAAGTAGACATCACCGGCGCGGGCGATGCCGTCAAGACGTTTCTGGCCGGACAGAAGGACTCGACCATCACGTTTACTGTTGTCGGCACGACCGACCTCGTGGTCGGCGGCACTTATGCAATTACCGTCGCATGGAACGACGGAGAATCAGACGCTTTCACGACGGGCGTTGTCACGGGACTCACGACGCGCGGCTCGCTCGACGGCGAAGTGACGACCAGCATCACCGTCGTGCCCGCGTCGTAACACCCAGGAGGATTTATGGCTCTCTCGAAATCGGAACTGCTGGCGAAGTTGACGAAACCGCGAACGCACACGTTTCACGTCCCGGCATTGGGCGCGGACGTGTGCATTCGGATGCTCTCGGAAGCACAAGCCATCGAACTCGGCAAGATGAGCGAGACGAACGACCCGGCCGTTCGCTCGCGGTTTGCCGAGTTGACGTTGTGCGACCCGGAGACTGGCGAGTTGTTCTTCGCGGCTACGTCGGATCGGTCGGCGTTGGCGGGCTTCGACTATGAGGCCCTGGATCAGATTTGGGACGTTGGCGCGAAATGGTGCAAGCTCGTGCCGAGTCTGGAACCGGAAAAAAACGGATCGACCCAGTAAAGCTATTCGAGATGCGTCTCTGTGCTTTGCTGGGCATTCCGTCGCGTCACTTGTTGCGTGAGGTGTTAACGCATGAAGATTACCTGGATTGGCAGTGGCTCGCCAAGTACGACCCATGGGACCGGGACCGCGAGGACTTGCGCGCAGTGTTTCTGTCCCACGCAATTGCCGCGCCACACATGAAGCAGGGAAAGATGCCGAACTCACGCGATTACCTCTATGCCTACATGCGCGAGGCACCGAAGCAACGCGACGTGAGCGAGCTAAAGAAGATCGTCCGCACGCTACCCGGCAAGTGGACCCATAAGGAATCGCAATAATGGCAGCAACAGCAGTCGGAACCATTCGCGTCGATGCCGTGCTCAACGCGGCGAAGTTCACGACCGGCGTGAAAGCGGCGATGGCACAACTCGGCGTCTTTCGCGGTGCGGTCGCGTCGGCCGGCGCGGCGGTCAAGTCGTTCGGCGGTATGCTTGGGGCCGGTTTGTCGGTCTACGCGATTCGCAGCATCATCAAGTCAACCGAGGAATTCAACCAGGCGTTGCGCTCTTCGCTGGCTATCATGCCGAACGTGTCGGACGAGATGAAGAAGTCGATGATTACGGCGGCGCAGCAAGTTGCGTTCTCGACGAAGTTCTCGACGAAGGAAGCGGCAGAGGCTTACTACTTTCTCGCGTCGGCCGGGCTGGATGCGGCGCAGTCGGTCAAGGCGATGCCGGCCGTGTCGCAGTTCGCACAAGCGGGTATGTTCGACCTAGCCCGTGCGACGGACCTGTTGACCGATGCACAATCCGCACTCGGCTTGACGGTCAAGGACGCATCAAAGAACGTCGAAAACATGGTTCGCGTGTCCGATGTGCTGGTCAAGGCCAACACACTCGCCAATGCTTCGGTAGAACAGTTCTCGGAGGCGTTGACGAACAAGGCTGGGGCGGCACTGCGAATCGTCGGCAAGGACATTGAAGAGGGCGTGGCCGTTCTCGCGACGTTTGCCGACCAGGGGATCAAGGGCGCGGAGGCGGGAACCGCTCTTGGAATTGTCATGCGTGACCTGCAAACCAAGGGCATTCAGAACGCGGCGGCGTTCGCCAAGGTCGGCGTGGCGGTCTATGACGCAACCGGCGACATGCGCAACATGGCCGACATAATCAAAGACCTCGAAAAGGCTCTCGCGGGAATGAGCGACCGCGAAGTCAAGGCAACCATTCTCGGGCTTGGCTTTGGTGACAAGTCGGTCGCCTACCTGCAATCGCTCATCGGTACGTCGGACAAGATTCGCGGCTATGAAGAGAATCTCCGCAAGGCTGGCGGGACGACAATGGAGATTGCCGGAAAGCAGTTGCCTGAATTTACCAAGGCGATGAATAAGCTCATGGCCGCGTGGGATGCTTTCAAGATAGAGCTTATCGCGCCAATGCTGGAAAGCGTCGGCGCGGCAATATCGGACATGCTCGGCCCGATGGACAAGCTCGGCAATAAGACGCGGATGCTCGCGCTCCAGTTTCGCATCATGGTCACTGAGTTCCAGGAAGGGCAGATGCTCATACTCAAGGGATTCTCCTTGTTTATGCCCAATCTGTCATTCGCCGACATCGACAAGCAAACTGGGTTCGTGATAGCAAAGCGAAAGCAACTCGAAGCGGAATTGCGAGCCATCGGAATGGTTGGATATTCGGGCCGCAATGGCGGAGCGGACGCCGGCCCAGCCGGCGCGGCCAAGTCAACGCTGACAGACATCAACGACTTACTCGCACAGCAACGCTCGAAACTCCAAAGTGTCGGCGACACCATAGCCAAGTCACTTCGCACGCCCGTCGAAATTTACCGCGACACGATGAAGGACTTGGCTGGCCATGCCTACCTCGGCACAATCAGCGGCGACATCATGCGGCGCGGAATGCTTCGGGCACAAAAGGAACTCCGCGACGCAATCAAGCCGCCGGAATACCAGGGCGTCGCAGCAATCGAACGCGGCACGCAAGAGGCATACTCCGCCGAGAATCGCAACCGTTACCAGCAGGAAGCGAACGACCGGATGCGTTCGATGCTCGCGGAGATTCAGCGGCAGACAAACATTGAGCAAATGATTCTCGACTTCCTTCGCGACCTCAAACCGGAAGAGGCGACGATATGAGCGTGACCCGCGTAATCGAACAGGCCGCAACGGAGATTGAACTCCCGAAGAGCGAGCCGCTACGCAACACTCGCCGGTTTTGCGTTCTGTGTAGCACGCCGACGGAAAAGGAAACGGCCGTCATAAAGGCCAGCGGCATCCCTCGGCACGGCGCGAAGCATCCGACCTACTGGTCAACCGTCGATTCGATTCGGGCGACGAAGGACGAAGAGCAACCTACCGTCTGGTGGGTTGACGTGTCGTACAAGGGCATCTCGCTCGACGATAAGGAACGCGGCGCGCCCGAGGGCAGCAGCCTGGAACGCAAATTCTGGGAGCCGCCGAAAGTTCGTATCGGCACGGTTCAGTATACCGAACCGTTCACGAAAGACATCGAGGGCAAGCCCGTCGTCAACACGGTCGGCGACCAGTTTGACCCGTTGCCGACTCGCATCGCGTCCTATTTGTCCGTGACTATTTCGAGGTATGAAGCCGACAACGCACGGAACTATGTCAACATTCCGCAGTACTTGCAGACGGTCAACCTTGGCCGCTTCTGGGGCATGGCTCAAGATTGCGTTTTGTTATACGACGCGGACGGAGAGCGGATATTTGATTCGGACATGCGGGTATTCTACTGGAACACGACCTACGTGTTTCACGTTCGGCCGGATGGCTGGCAGAAGTCGATTCTCAACCAGGGCTTTCACGAGTTCGGTTTGACGAAAAGCGGGAGCGACTATTCGGGCGTTGATAAAGACAAACTCGTTCGCATCGCCGACGCAAACGGCGACCCGCTTTCGGCCCCCTCGCTCCTGAGTGCTGCCGGGTTCAGTAGACAAACGACAAAGGAACTACAGGGCCTTTCTGGCATCACTCCGTTTGAGCCGCACTACCTCAAGTTCCCAGCCTACAAGCGACGCATGTTCAACGCCCTTCAACTCCCCGAACTACGAATCAACTTTTAGGAGGCTCGATAAATGGCAACTTGCATTTGGATCGGAACCGACACGGGCAACGAGGGCGATTGGGCCACGGCCGCAAACTGGAGCGGTGCGGCAGTGCCCGATGATAATGATGACGTGATTTTCGAGAACTCCGACCAGGACGTGACGGAGGGCTTCGCGCAGTCGGCCAAGACGCTGGCGAGCCTGACGATCAAGGCGAGTTACACGGGCACGATCGGGACCGACGCGGCGTATCTGGCAATCGGCGCGACAACCGTGAATATCGGCCAAGGCGAGGGCAACGGTTCGCCGAAAATCAAGCTGAACACGGGCGCGGTCCAAACGGCCCTGACGATCTACAGCACGGCCACGGCGACCGATGACACGCTCGGCGCTGTCCAGTGGAAGGGAACTCACGCCGACAATGTCGTCACCGTTCAATCGGGGCACCTCGGCGTTGCCATGGCGGGCGGCGAAGCTGCGACGATCGCAACACTCAATGTTGGCTACACGACGAATCAGTCAACCGACTCGACGGTATGGCTTGGCTCGGGCTGCACGCTGACGACGATCAATCAGACGGGCGGCGAACTGGTGGTACAGTCGAACGTCACGACGTTCACTCAGTACGGCGGAACGTCCTCGCTCGAAGGCACGATGACGCTCACGACGGGCACGGTCTACGGCGGAACGTGCTACTACCGCAGCAACGGCACTTGCACGAATCTCATCGTCACGGGCGGCGGCGTGGTCGATTACAGCCGCAACGCGCGGGCGCGAACCGTGACGAATGCCGACGTCTACTCGGGCGCGACCGTGCTCGACCCATGGAAAACCGTAACGTGGACCAACGGGATCGATCTGAATTACATCGGGATTGACGACGTGGCTCTGGACATCGGCAAGAACTTCACGCTCACACCTTCGGCAATCTAATGGCCAAGTTTTTCAATAGTCGAGCGGCGGACGAAATCGCGAAGCAGACTCGGCGGCTTCGGGACGATCCGATTGCCGTGGATAATGTGCGGACGCCGGTGCGGTTGGCGAGTGGTGGTAGCGTACAATTATTTGAAGTCGCTGGAGATTTGCAGTATGAGGATTTTGCGTTTGAGGACGATGATCTGTGTGCTACTATATCGCCACCCTATTGCGATGCGTATAAATTAGTTTACAACACCAGCACTCGTGGATTTGAGCGATCTGGCGACCTACAGCAAATCTTCATGTCAATCGCCGATCGTGGGTGTGATGGTAATTATCGTGGCACACCGCTAGTTGCTGATGGCAATCGCGTGTGGTGCGCCAAGCATTCGAGCACTGGATGGGAGATCGTTAGCAACTATGACACATCGTTTTGGGTTGAGTTAGAAACTGACCTTACTTACGATGAAGTCGAAGGGGTTACTGGTTTGCTTCTAGTAAATTCCAGCGGGGCATGGTCAACGATAACTCCATATATACACCATATATTTCCTCCGCCAACATTGACTTCGGGAAAGATTCCTGCTGGCACGAGAATTAAAGTGGAAAGGGTAAGCGGAAGCGATGAGTTCTGGGTGCCAATCGTATACCAGACATTCGACCGATGCACCGCGAAAATCGACGACGCGGGCGGGATGGAGACAACCGATTCAACGATTGCCGTCGATAACGTCGCGGTCATCAGGGGCGTTTCCCCACTCGACGACCCGACCGACACGAGCGAGGAACTGACCGTTTACAACGTCCACGCATGGGAGGCGGACGACGACGCGGATTGCCGGATTGAGTGGAACCAAACGACGGAGCATTGGGAAATCTACAACGTGACCTGCCCTGCCGCATAATGAAACGAACCGACTGGATAAAGCGAGCCTCTGGCCTATTCGTGCCGCCGATGCTTCGGTGGTCGCCGGGGTATCCTTGTTGTTGTTGTGGAGGTGTGCCGCCAAGTAGCGAGTGTGTGAATTGCTCTGGAACTGGGGTGAATGCACCCTATGGTTTTCTCGTTGAACTGGATGGATTCGCCGACAATAGCTCATGTGGATGCACCGTGTTTAACGGCGACTTCATCGCAACCGAAGATGGATTATGGGGAGGTGGCGGCAGCTGCGGATGGAGTTACGACTTCGATGGGTGTGAGTACCCATGCACGAATATGACTTATGAGTCATGCGGTATCACAGTATCTGTCAAACCACCATTTTCCTCCGGTTGCCCAGGACAATATGCGATAGAGGTTGCGACGTATTACCTCTTAAATTCAGGAAGACTATTCGTCGGAGCAAGGTTTCGATTATGCACCGACGATAAGATCAACTGCTTGCGTCTTAACGGCACAAACGTCCCGCTAAACGAGGTTAGGCAATGCGCCGGCACGCCCACATGCGCGATTACATCCGTGAAAGAGTAAACCATGAATTGCCCCTTCACCTGGACCGGCTCAACGTGGAACTGCCCGCAATGCGGCTTCACCTACACGCCGCGCCACCCCGGCCCACGCAAGCCACCGCGAAGAAACTGCCCGGCAGCCAAGCCCCGCTCTCGCGGACTCGGCGACACGATCAAACGCATCACGACGTTCTTCGGCATCCGGCAATGCGGCGGGTGCAAGCGAAGGCAGAAGACGCTCAATCGGTGGTTTCCGTATCGGGCGAAGAAAATAGACGCCAGCCGACAATCCGAGCAATGACATAAACGGTCGCGGCGGTCATGGCGACAATGAAACCAGCCCAGCCGAAAGTGCCGTATTGGACGCGGGCAATGCCAAAGCTTGCGGCCCCGAGCAACATGACGACGAAAGCGACGGCTTGGATAATCCAACAGAGTAGCCCGGTCGAGTCGATAGACTGGACGCAACGCATGACGGTTCCCCTTTACAGTTCGTGGTTGGTGATATTGTCGTGGTGTGTATCGTCGAGCGGTTCACCGAGAAGTCGTCCTGACGCTGTGACACGCCACGGGTCGATGTAGCCGTTGCCGTCGAGCGTGACGGCGTAGGAGTCGCCGATATTCAGGCCGTACTCTCCGTCGGACCCAGCGGAGTAGATCAGAGGAATGAGGCGAGAACCACGGCATGGCGGATTAGCGGCACTTTGCGGCATGTCGAGATTCAGGGGGTCGAACGGATCGTGGTCGGTGGATGGATCGAGCGATTGAATGTCGGACTTGAAGCCGGGAGCCCAGCGGATGAATTGGATCGGTCTTCCCCAGCCGTCAATGAACTCGCGGTGGCCGTCGCCGTCCACGTCGCCCGTTTCGTTGGCGTGGAACTGTTCGATAGCCTCGGGAATAGCCGAGACGATCAGGTAGAGTAGTTCTGCCGAGGCGTAGTCGATGCTGGCGGATGTGCCACGGACACGACGATAGCGTTTGGACAGCGACGGCTCCCGGTCGGCTGCCATAGTGCCAAGTGGATAGAAAAACAGCGGCCCGTCGAGATCGTTGACGCGGTCTGGTAGCTCCATCCGCATTAAGTCTCTGGTTGCACTTAGTCGGTTGCGGTTGACCTTCTCTTGCTCGGCGACGTTGTAGGCTTGCTTTTGGGCGGCGGTCCAGTGGGCCGGCGGCGGTGGAAACGTAGTTTTGATCGGCGTTCGTCGTGTGCGGTAATCACCCAACCGCTCGACCACAATCCGGTGGAGTTTGGCGATAGTCGTTTTCGTCTTGGCTTCCCTTGCGGAGTCGCGTGCCGAGTTGAGCGCGGCGAGGCCAGAAGCGGCCAGAATGGTGATGATGATGACAGTTACAAGCAGTTCGATCAGCGTGAACCCGCGTTTCATGGCTTAGTCCCTCCGTCCCCAAAATACCGCCCGGCGCCGGCCAATGTCAAGCAAAACCCGCCGAACCCTTCGAAATTCTCGAAGAGTTGCCGACGCCCCACGCTTCCGCCCTGCCGTAATCCGGGCCTGATTCTAGCCGTCCAGTGTGAGCGGCCGTCCTGGGTCATCCTGGGCGATTCCGCACCCTACCCCCCGCCAGCAACTATTTTCCATTATTTTCGTAATTTTGGCGGAATTCTCTTGCAGTCTATGCACGATTGTGTATAATGAGGGCAGTGCGGGGCAAGGGAAAGGACGAACGACATGAGCCACGAAAACAACATTTGGTGCCCGGATTGCGGCGAGGCTGAAACGGGCGGCGAGCTGTGTGACCGCTGTCGCGCCGATCGGAAATGGACCGCATGGCTCGCGGCACGGAGCTAACCCCGCGCCACACCCCTCCCGAGCAATCGCGAGGGGGACGGCCTGGGGTTCCCAGGAAATGACCACCTAATATGAGGAGAATTGAGATGACGACCGAAACGAAAACGCTGCGAATCATTGACGTTGTAGGACGCGGTGCCCTGCATTGCCAGTACCCTGGCCAGCAACAGCCGCAACCCGTGTTTGCTGAACTCGATCTTGAAACGGGTGAGTTATCGACCCGCTACAATCCCGAGATCGGGAACGGCGTTCCGATGAACGTCTGGAACAATCGATCGATGCGTTTTTATTTCGCCGGCATCCCGACGAACGCCGAGGCCAACGCGGCGATGCGGGAAGTCGCCCCGCTGGCCCAACGAGTGCTCGACGGCGCGAGCGTGGTCTGGAACGGATCAAACCAGGTCGGCCGATTGACCGATGACGCCAAAGCCGCCGCCGAGGAGATTGAGGAGCGGTTTTTGTCATGACATTCGCCACCAACCTACGCGCCGCCCGCATCGCCGCCGGCCTGACCCAGCAGGCCCTCGCCGATCGGCTCGGTGTGCATCAACCGCTAATCGTGCGATGGGAGCGAGGGCAGACCTCCCCCGGCGTCCACTGGCTGCCTAGAATTGCCGAGGCCCTGGGGTGTGAGGTGGGGCGACTGATCGGAGGGGGGAAATGACAGCCTCATCACACAGCCGAGGGTGGCCGATCGTGTTCCGATCCGGCCGTTGGGTGTTCGCCGACACGAGCGAACCAGTGGACGAACGCCGGCCGTGTCGTCGCTGTGGACGGCCGCCGACGCCCGAGGGCCATGATGCGTGTCTTGGGACGATCGACGGCGTTACGTCGGCGTGTTGCGGCCATGGCGTCGAGCCGCCGTATCAGACCTGAACCATCCGGAATCCCTGACACCTAAGCCCGCGAAAGCGGGCTTTTTTGTTGCGCTGATGGCGTGGCGAAAAACCGTAATTTCGTTTCGATTTTTCGCCAATCTCGAAAATACCGAAAACTGATCTTGACGCCTCGAAACGAACTCGCTAAATTCGCCAACACTGAATCATGGCCGTGAATCACGCGGCAGACTGAGGAGTCCATCGTGAACGAATCGTGGCTCGCAATATGCAATGAGATCGGCACCGATGCCGAGTCGCGGGCACTCCTCAGCCGCGACGGTCGCCCTCTGTGTGGCGACCACAATCCCGCCCGTGCGCCGGTCGCCGTTCAATCGGCCGTCGCCGGGCGGTGGTCATTCTCCCACGCGCCGGTCTCGATGTCCCTGCCCCGCACGGGGCCGGCCGTGGGTTTTTCTTTTCGCCCGGCGGCGGTGATCGGGCTTGGCCGCCCGACGTGTACTACACGCACGGCCAAAACCGCCGCCGGGCGCTATAGCAGGGTGGAGCAGCAGGTAGCTCGCCAGGCCCATAACCTGGAGGTCGCCGGTTCGATTCCGGCCCCTGCCACTCGTCCATCCCGCCGGAAGGACTCCAGGCGGTCACCCCGACCCGATCGACCTGCAAGACGCCGGCCGGTCGGGTTTTTCTTGGCCCTTTACGATACCGCCGCAATCGCGTACACTGAGAGGCGACCCCATGACTCGGAACGATCCAATGACGCCACGCCCGAACCTACCGCCGGAAAACGAAGACACCTACGAAGGGCGTGTCTGTGCGAGACTCAAGGAGTTGCGCGTCTCGTGCGGCTGGACCATGGAGGAACTTCGCGAGCGGCTCGCGGCGATCGGCGTCGATATTCCGGCGAGTACCTTGTATTCATACGAACGCGGATCGGCACGCTCCGGCGGCGTCGATATCCCGATTCGGCTTCTGCCTGCGATAGCCCGCGTCTACGGCTACACGACCGCCGGCGGCTGGCTGCCCGCGAAGTAAGCGGCGGCGATTCTGAATCTCACAACACGGCTTGGCCCTTGCGGTCGGCCGTGTTTTTCTTTGCCCCCAGGTCGCGCGATGCAGGAAGCAGCAAGACGCCGCGCGGCTTGGGGGTTTTTCTTAGGAGGTAAGCATGGAAACATTGACTATTGATTCTGAATTCGAGGGACTACTTCCTCCGCTCACGATTGAGCAGGCGACACTGCTCGAATCGGGAATTTGCGAGCAAGGGTGCCTGCAAGCAATCATCGTGTGGGCCAACCACGGGGACACGATCCTCGACGGCCACAACCGCTACCGGATTTGCCAACGCTGGGACAAGCCGTTCAAGACGAAGGCCATCAAGCTCGACACCCGCGAAGACGCGATAGCGTGGATCAGGGAACACGCTCGCGGCCAACGCAATATGACGGAAGAACAGTTGGCCGACCTTCGCGGGGCTGAGTATGAAAAAGAAAAGACGGCCGGGCATGGGGCAAAACCTGGTGAAGGTAGCCTTCACCAGGGCGCTGGCCGAATGGCTGAGAAGCTAGGGAAAAAACATGGTGTCAGTCACCATACGATTCAACACGATGCCAAGTTTCACAAAGCCCTCAACACAATCGCTAAAACATGCGGGGCACCAGCCAAGGAGAAAATACTAATGGGCCAAGGCGGTCTTACAAAATCTCAAGTCGTCAAGGCGGCGACCTTGCCGCCGAAGAAAATGCAGCAAGCCATCAAGAACGGAAAGCTGCCGAGCGGGTCGGACGGTCGGCCCGCCGTCCACCGTCCAGTGGTTCACGCCATGGAGTTTGCTCGCATGGCGATTGAAGACCTAAAGCGGATAGCGTCCGATGACCCGGAACGCGAGGAGGCTTTCTGTCACGTCGAAAAATGGATCAACTCACAAAGGAGTAAGTCATGAGTTCGGCTATTCACGCCACGAAAAAGTACAACCTATTCGACCTGTCTGATTTTAACCGGGACATATCCCAAAAGCGGGTCAAGCAACTAATGGCGTCCTTTGAGAAACACGGATGGATTGAAGCCTACCCGATTCATTGTGTCCGTGGTTCCGACGGACGGCTCAAAATCAAGGCCGGCCATCACCGATTCGTGGCGGCTCGCGCTCTCGGAATTGCGGTTCTGTATATCGTCTGCGATGACGAGGCGACATTGCCGGAGTTGGAAAAGTCAAACCCGGCATGGAGTTTTATCGACTACCTCAAAGCATACGCGAGAGTCGGTTCGGCAGACCACCAAGCCGTTCTTGACTACAGTGAAAGAACCGGCATTGGCATCGGGCAGGCGGCGTCTTTGCTTGCGGGCGAGTGTGCGTCGTCATCCAACCAATCCAAGAGAGTCAAGAACGGTTCCTACAAGCTTGGGCCGCAAGATCACGCGAACCGCGTTGCGTATCTGGTCATGTCCACTAAAGAAATTGGGGTTCCCTTCGCAACCCACCCGCTTTTTGTTTCCGCAATATCATGCGTGTCCAAGATTCCGGAATTCAATCCGCAAACATTCCTGCAACGGCTCGCAACCATGCCGAGCCTCGCTACTAAGCAGGCGACTCGCGACAACTACCTCGATCTGATTGAGACCATCTACAACCGGAAAACACAGAAGCGAACGGCTCTGGCTTTTCTCGCGAAAGAGGCTGCAAGGGAACGTGCCATCCACCTACTGAACGCCAAGCCGAAGGGGAAGTGACGCCAATGAACCTTCGCGACATCGAACGCCGCCTAGACGACGACGAGCAAGCCGCCTACGTCGAATCATGGCTCGACCGCCACCCCCGGCCCTTCTGGGTCGACGCCCTACTGGCCGTCGGCGTCGTGGTCGGTCTGGCCCTGGCCCTCTGGATGCGAGCCCGTTTCGGAGGCTAACATGACACGTGACGAATTCCTAGCCACGAAACCCGGGACCAACGTCCTGGCCCACGTCGGCAACGCGGAACACGTCGCGAAGATCGTCGGCAAGGACTACGGCCGCGAGACGTTCGACCTGCTGTTCGTGCTGGCCGACGGCACGCCGCGACTGGAACGACGCCACCGCGCGAAGTGCCGGCGGGTGGACCAAGGCGCGAGCGTGGGCCGATTGAACCGGCCGATCAGCGAGAACGCCGTCGCGACCCTGTTGTGGGAGCGATGGAAGAACG